CAGAACCTCCGCCAAATGGTCCTATTCCGGCAATACCTGATCCAAAGCCATAACTATCACCTTGATTTGGTAAGGGTGTATTAATTGAATAAGTGTTGTTTGGTAGGCTTCCGGTTGTACCAGCCATATATCCTAATAATTGAAAAGGTAGGGATTGTTCTGCATAGAGATTAGATTGTCGTGTATCTAATAAACTTTGATTGTAATCTCTTAATGACTGACCATAGGTTCTTGCTTGACTTAAATCGCTTCCGTACATATTTTGAGCAGCTTGACCTAAACCTGTAAAGTTTCCTGCCAAACTACTTAATCCAGTTCCTACTTGCCCATATCCTCCAGCTGTATTTGTAACTTGTTGTGCCATATTTGCGTATGTACTACCAATGCCGGCAATGCCTTGAGCAGCTACTTGATCAGCTTGACGTTGGTTTTGAAAATTAGTGTTGTATAAATTAGATAAAGAATTGGCTAAAGCTTCTGTTGTATTGTCTTGTATGTTAGCTCTTTCTAAACCATAACGAGAGCCGCCTAGTGCGTTAGATCCAGCGGCTCCTCTTTCTAAATTAACTAACTGAGTAGCTTCTTGCTCTCTTAATCTTTCTGTTAACCTATCAGCAACCTGTTCTGTAAAAGGATTTCTATCTGTCATTCCTTGATAGATAGGTAAAGTGCTTTGCACTAAATCCATTCCTTCACGTGTTCCTAAAATACCTTCAGTTATAAAAGGTGTTTGTTCTCTTTGTAATGCTCCAGCTTCACCGTATAAATTTCTTGCGTCTTGCAAATAAGGTTGAAATTGTCCTATACCTGCGCCTGCGGCTTGGTAAGCTGACTCTTCTAAACCTGTTAAGGGAGCTATATTTCTAGTAACAGCGTCTTGACTAAACGGACGACCTATATATTCCATTTCAGGCATTGGATTGCCTAAAGAATCTTTTCGTGTTGTGCTGTAAATAATATTACCAGATTCATCTAATTTAGGCTGTGTACCACTTACTAAATTCATAGACTCCTGAACAAGAAAATTTAATAACTCCCTTTTAATAGGGTCCATGTAAGACTGAGTTGATTGACCTATCTCTGCCATTACATTCTCCTTTCAAGGTTGTTCATCAGATCATACATTTTTCGTGTACCTTTTTGCCTTGAACCATTACCCATATTTCTGACAGCTTCAGCAGTCATAACAAATTCACCATCTGATAGTCGTGCTGGTATTGAATCACTTGTTCCTGTTCCTGGACCATTAGCAGCACCACCAGATTGTAAATCAGCTATACCTCCAGAAGCATATCGTCTTGGTCGCATAGTTCTAGAAAATCCAGCCCTTGATGGATTTAAAGTTTCTTGTCTAAATTGATTTCTTAATCTTTTATCTCTATCTTCAGCTTCTTGCTGAAAATCTCTTTTTTTATAATAGTCAGGATCCATTGCTTCTAAAAATAATTGTCCAAATTTTTGTTGAGGGTAACTTTTTAATCTATCAGCAAAAAAACCTATACCTTCTCCAAAGCCTGGTGCTTTTTTAGCAGCTTCTTGTAAAGTAGTTGATGTTCCTTTATCATAAAGGATTCTTTTTCCAGTTTCCGGGTCAACTAAAATGGATTTTCCAGATGGAAGTATTTGTTCAGTATAGTCAGTACCCATTTGACCTTTTACAGTTGCAATACCTTGTGACTCAGGACTACTAAATAAACCAGAAGGATCATAATTGATAACTTCTGCTACTTCATCACCTCCAGACACTGGCACCATATCATCTGGGTTAAAAGATGCGTTCATAGCTGTTCCATAAGGACTTTCATAAGGAATACCTGGGGTCATATTGCCGTAATTCTGTCCTGGCATTGATCCTAAAGGACGTTTATTTAAATTGTTATTTTTTTGATAATCTTCAAAAGTAAATCCATTTTTTCCAAATAATTCCATGTATCTATCAAAATCTTGATTATTTAAATTTCCACTTGTAAAATTATCTATATATTTTTGTTGTTCTGCCGGATTTAATGCAGAAAATTTTGCACCTAAAGATTTAGCTGTTTCTTTACCTTTATCTACGCCTCCAATAGTTCTTCCTAAATTAGTCATTAAAAAGTTTCTTGCAAAATCATCGCTGTTGCCGCCAAACAAAGACATAACACCAGCCGTTCCTAAAGATTTAGCAAGATTTTCAGGGCTTATAAATTCTTTTCCATATGTTCCTACTTCTTTAAGTAAATCTGTAATCCAGCTCATGAAATCCTCACGTTATCTGCAATAATGATACAATAACATCTAGCGCAGTGCCTGTACCAGCATTAATTATTAATTTATCACCTGCTTCCAGGTTGATAACTTCTCCGTTCTGAAGAACTCTTTCTTGCGTTGTTGCAGCAACTGAAGTCGTATCCCATATGCCTGTTACGGCTGCCGAGCTATCAAAAACACTTACAGTAGAATTAACAGAACCAGCAGTGGTATTATATATATTTACTACTTTAATGATAGCTTGTCCACCGATTGGACAAACATAAATATCTGTATTACCAGAACTTAAACCATTTTTAACAATATTTAAGTAAGCACTAGCCATTAACCAATAAACCAAGAAAAACTTTCAGATGATTCTCTTCCTTCTGATGGTGTCTGTATACTGTTAAAAATTCTTTGAATATCACCAATAAGTCTACGAAAGTAAGATTGTTCGTAAGCATTTCCAGGTAATGATAAAGTAGTTTTTGTAAGGACTTGATCAGGTACTTGTGTCATCTTCTTCCATCCGCTCTCATATCTAAGCGTACTCCACCAAGACGCCATTGTTGTCCTAATGCATTTGTTTCAAACTTAAAGATAGCTTGCCTACTCCTTATGCGTGAATATAATTCTTGGCTTCCTGAATTATTATTATTAGAAGCGTTTGTCTCAAAAGTAAATGTTTGGTCTGTAGTTGGCTGATTTAAGCTAGAACCAAAATCTCTTACCTTAACTGTTAAGTCTAGAGATTGAGTCGCTGCTGTACCATAAAAAAATATATCAGGAAGAATACGTCTTATAAACATCATTTGATTTCCTGATCCTATATCAATGTCGCTTGATTCTATATAAGCTGTCATAGGAGATCCATCATCGTCATCACCTGTTTCTTGATTGTATAGATAGTAATTAGTACCAGCGGCAATTGGATTAGTTACAGATGTTCCTACATCATCCCAGGCTGTTCTGCTTAGTGTGCCTACAACCCAAGTATTGTCTACATAATTAAAAGTAACATAACGATTTATTTCAGTAGAGTTAGCACTAGGATAATACCACGATACTTCATTAAAGTTTTCATTACGACCAGCAAATATTTTATAGCGTTGTGATATATTAATATCATCAAAAATATAACTTCTTACGGTGCAAGGTAGGGTTCGAACACTACCATCATAAACATAAAAGTTTTCGTTATCAGCGAAGTAAACAACGTTATTAGCATTAACAGCAGCGTTTGGACTAATAATAGATATTCCTTCTGCCGTTAAACTAAAGTTAAATACAAAGTTACTTCCTGTGTATGTCATGGCGTACATTGCGGTATCAGTCCAAATAACAATTTCTTGTCTAGATTTTAACCCTGTAATAATTTTACTTCCAGATGATAACCTATAATCTCCAGCTGAATTACCATTAAGAACTTCCCATGTTGTAGGGTCTTCTGTATCAGACCATCTAATAAGCATAGGATCTTGTGTTGATGACCCAGAAGCGTTTGCACCTAAACACACAACATGTTTACCTAGCTCACTAACAAGAGCCTCTGTTACTATTGTTGGAGCTTGACCATCAGCACCTGGTATAGTTGATAGAGGAATAGCACGAGATGTTACATTTGTGGTTTTATCCCAATAATAAACACCACCATTTTCAACATTAAATACTAAATCTTCCCCAAAATTATCCTTACCCCATAGACGTAATTGTTGGCCGTCTGTTAATGATGTAGCAGCATTGCCCCACCCAATAAACGTGTCGGATTGCTGTATAGGAACACTAGCATTATGCGAAGCAGCCGTTGTTCCAGATTGACCACGTGTACATCCTGTAAAGCTTCCAGCTGTTTTTCCGGTGTACGTTACTAATTCTTCTCCAATCAGTATAGTTCCGGTTGATGTAAAGGCAGTTGTCGTAGCGGCATCTATTGTTGCAGTTACAGCAGAAGTTGTTCCTACAGAAAGAGTTGTAGCAACACCAATTTGCGTTCCACCCCAGTAACCAGCTCCAAAACCAACACCAGCAGTATAGTCAGTAGATCCGCTGTTAATTTGATAGGTTGCAGTAACTGT